GACCAGCTTTGGCGTCAACATTAAACGCGCCAATGGCAAGAAGAAAGAAGAGCCTACACTTAAGGAAGAAACCCCTACGTCCAAGCCAAAATGAGACGTTTTCTCTTTGTATCGTGTCTAACATTCTTTGCAGCAAGTCCTGCTTCGGCAGACATTACGCACGCTATTAAGTCATCAATCTCGCTAACTGTTGATGGAGCAGCATCCCAAGCGACCAGACTCCCGAGCACACTATCTGTATCTGGCTCTAACGTCACTTTGGGTACTGCTCCTAAGTTCGGGAGCTATAGCGCAGGGACCGCTCTTGGCTACACTCCTGGCGTGTTTACTGTTACTACTGCTGGTGACAGCTTTTCATATTCAGAGTCATTTATAGGCGGCGATAATACGCCAACTGTTCTTTCGACAACAGTTACTGCAGGTGTTGTTCCAGCACTCCCTACATTCGGAAATACAACGACAACTGCAGGCGGCGTAGCTGGTACTTTGGCTGGAACGCTTGCTACAGATGGTGCGATGACAGTCACAGCAGGTGGAGCTGGCACTGCAGCCGTAGCACAAGTAATTCAGGAGCTAACTATCAAGTGAAAATCCTGCTGTTGTTGCTTTTGGCTGCCCCAGCAGCAGCCGTACCAGTCGTTCCTAACTTTCAACAAGGAACACTTTCCAGCACAACAAAGACAACATCAAAGGTTAATGAGGTCATTAACTCCTACGAATATCGTACGGGTTATGAATACACAGCTAGTGGCACAAATATTAAACCCTCTGCAGGTCTTGCTCCACAAAGCTTGACTACGACCACCAATAACTTGAACGGCATTACAAGCAGATGGACTGGACTCGATCCTGCATCTAGACCAACCTGGAGCATCTTTAACGAAGGCGCTGCTTTTAGCTTTGTAGAAACACTGCAAGGCCCAGGGCTTGTAAATCACACGATAATAAATAGAGAAACTGACATCGAATCACTTACAGAAACTACCAGCACCTTTACACAATGAAGCGTGTCCTAGCGGCTCTGCTGTTATTTGCTGGTCCGGTAAACGCTCAGGTTTCAAGCACTGCCGCACCAGTTGCAAACAGTAGCGGCTCAGTCACAAACCAAGCTGTTCAAGTCGTACCAAGCAAAACGTTCAGCTCTGTGATCAATGGCGTTAGTTGCCAGGGTGCAAGCTTGACGATTAACCCTTTTCTTAGTTCGACTACTGGCTGGTCTAGCCCTTACGAACAGTATTACAACGAGCCTGTCTACGACACTATCGATTTAGCTGGTGCGACTGATCTAGAAGGCAACCCCGTTCCAGATGGCAGGCCCGATAATCCTGGCAACGTGCTGTTCTACAAACCAATCAGAACAGGCCAAAAAACAAACTTCTCAGTCAATGGCGGCATCACTGCACAGATCTCAATCCCGTTGGATCGCAGTCATATCCGCACCTGTCGCAAGGCAGCAGAAAAGCAAGTGCAGCTTATGGAAGCCAGCCTTGCTGATAAACGCCTTAATTACGAAATAGCTAGGTTGCGAAATTGCGGAACGCTAATGAAAGAAGGCGTGATGTTTCACCCCAAATCGCCTTACAGCCAGATCTGCGCTGATGTGGTCCTGACAAACCCGCCTGGTGTCTTACCGCCCCACACACATTCAATACCTACTTCTTCAAAGACCGCTGGTACTTCCGACGCTGCCAAGCAGACTCAACAGCAACCTTCTTCCCCAGCTTCTCCTTAATTTTCTTGATCGTCTTTTTGACGGTTGGCTTGATCACCTTCAACAAGATGTCACCTAATGGTTTGGCTAAGACTGCTGCTGTTGTTGCGACAACCGCAATCGTTGCAGTCGTGACCACAACAGGCGAACCAGGAAGATGGTTGCCGAGAATCGTTGGTATGTCCAACGACTTGAACTGGGTTTTGCATTCTCCATCGACTCGCTTGTAACCAGTGATGACAGCAGTCTGAAGCTTATTTTTAGCTCCTATAGGTATTGCGTCTGGTGGCGGACATGGCAACTCTGTGTCTACATTTGGAACGCCGGTCGGGTTGGACGCCGACTGTGAAGGGGACTTAGCCGGTTGCTGGGAGGCAGCCGGTTTTTCTTTTGGAGGTTCAACTACTGGCGGCTTGGCGGATCCATACGTCAACGTTCCAGGTGTAATGTCCATCGCGTTGAACGATGGCATCGTCCCATCGCAAACCGTGAAATTACCCCGGCTGTCGTTTGTATAAGCGTCTAAGTTTCCGGGCTGTGAATTTCTTGTCTCGACGCAGCCAGGTATATCTACAAGCGGAAAACCCAGCATCAACGTGACTGGTGGTTCAGAAGGAATGCTTTGCGGCGGAATGCCTCTCCAGGTTGGTATTTCTGGAACGCCAATACGCCCCACACCAATCTCAGGTATTTCAGGCACCTAATCAGAACGGCAACTTAGGTGTTTCGATTGCTGGACCTGTAGCTGATGGCAGTTCAGGCATTACATCATCAATCTGACCAGGGACCATGTCAGTCACCATCTTGGTCAGCTCACCCATGTAGTGCTTTGTGATTGATGGGATGCGGGTGTAAAGCACAGCCGATCCAACAACCATTGCTCCAGACATTAGAAATGCTGCAGCGCCGAGCAGATTAAAAACTTTTTGCATGATCAGATTGCAAAGAAAAAACCTCCCCTGCTGTGTGAGACCAGGGAAGGTTGCAGTTGCTCTTTTAAAGACTAGCTCAGAAACCGTACTTCAGTCCAAGCTTTGAGCCCCAGCTGAAGTCGTCGCCAGAAACGCCGCTGAGTTCTCCGTAAACAGAAACGCTTTCAGCAACCGCAACCGAGCCGCCAAATTTACCGGCAAACTCAACTTCGCTGTCCACGCCATTAGGCATGAGAATAACTGGACCGCCCTGGATGAAATACGAATAAGCGCCTTCGCCGCCTTCGTAGCCAACGTCAAGGTTTAGCGAACCACCAAGGTAGTTGTCACCAACAGTTGTGCCGTTGAACTCAGGATTCAGGTAAGGACCAGCGAGGGCAGACGCTGGTGCCAATGCAACTGCCGTAGCGGCTGCACCAATCACAAAAGACTTGATCATTGTTGAGGGAGTCAACGTTTTCTGTAGGTACATTAACCGGGGCAGTCAATGGACAGTTGACAATCTGATCCTTAATTCTCATCCGTTCCAGGGAACGTTGAGTAGTGCTTCTTGTGTAATCCGGTGTACAAACCACGCTTTGGATGGTCAGCGTTATCGCGGCCTTCAAGCATGTACAGCATGTTCATCCAGACAACGCGATTATTCATTGCCTCAATGTCCTCTGCCCCTGGCTTGCAGGGGATCATTGGGTCGGGTTTTTGCATCAGGAAGGCTCAGTCGGCCATTCCATCGTATGGGGAAAACCCTCTGCTGCACTGATGTCTCGCAATGCTGTTCGGTAAGTTTTCCACGTTGTCTTTTTAGCCGTAGTCAACGGGCTATCAGTCAGAACGGTCCAGTCAGATGCAGCCAGCTTGCGGTCACGTTCTGAACGAACATTTGCAGCAACCTGATTGTCGATATTGGTGCGGTAAGCAGCCTGTTGTTCAGCAGCAGTTGCATCCTCGTTGTCAGCAAAAACAGGACCAACAATGAACTTGGTGAACCACTGGTTGTTGATTTCTTCAACACCATCACGGGTGCTGACTTCATACGGTCCAGACGTACTTGCAGCAGGTCCGTTTAGAACAGGGTCATAGCCAAACCCATCAAGGATGTCGGCTGTGATCTGCTTAGGGAATGAAGTGTTTGGGTTATCAGCACGAAGCTGACTGTCGGTGATGACGACACCAGTGGAGCGGTTGCGGATTTCCATGATTAAGCGATGGCGAGAAACAGATAGGTGCCGCCACTAGCGTTAAGAGCAGTAGGGGCTGATGATGTGATTGTAAAACCAGCGTTCAACGGGTCAATGTAGTCAGTATTAGTTACTGGCAACTCTTCTTCGTTGAGTGTTATATACGGATCATTGCCAGAGTTAATTCCGTGTACGGCATCAAACACGTACCAATCACCAAATGAATCAACATCGAAACGTTTAATCAATACAAACCTTGCACCTGCCGAAAATCCGCAGTCAACGTTAATATTATTACCAGTCCCTGTGTAACTACCTACTTTACTGACGCCGGGTAGGGTTGCGAACAGGTAGGCGATGAAATTCCTGCCAGAACCGTTAGTACTTGTAGAAGTGCCAACAGTAAAATGTGTTGATGTTGGTTCTGTATCATTCCATATCGTAGTAGCGGCTAATGCCCATGTGTCGTCGTTGAATACGAAGTATTTCGTAGCACCTGATGACTGATGATACCCTCTCCAGTCACGAACATCGCTAATGCATTTAACAATTATAAATCCAGGTTGACTTCCTAAATTATGAGCAATACTTTGAGCAGATGAACTGCCGCTATAAGCAACAACATCAAAAACTCCAGGTTTTCGCGTAAACTGATAGTTCATAAAATTATATCCAGACGTATTTAAGTCAGTATCGGAACGAAGTTCAGTGCCAACCATCTGGTCCCAAACATTAATGCTTGTGTTAAACACACCTGTTGTTCCGGCTTGGCTATCGTGCGTCCTGACTGTTGTAGGGCCAAGAAGCCTGGCCCCATTAATCGGTACTGCGGTCTGTCCTGATGTGCCAGTATCTTTTTTAATAATCGTCATGTCTGTCACGCCAGCACCTGGAACAGACACGGTTTGCGTTGAATTGCTTCCTACAAGCATTTTTAGAGCAAGCACATCCGTACCAGCACTGGGCGGCTTATGCGGACGGCGGATTGCGATGTAGATGTAGGTTTGGCCTGAGCCATTTACAGCATTAGTGCTGCCATGTGTAAGTTTAAAACCAGTAGAAGTAACCTCTACAGGGCTAAAAGAAGTGTCTTCACTGTTACTAGAGTTTGCAAGCAGGCTAGCATCATTGCCGCCGGTTACTATTCCCCTCATAGTGTCAAACAGATACCAACTATGCCCTGAAGCACTTGTGAGTTTAATTAACAGCCATTGTGGCTCAAAACCAACATTTACCTCATTGCTTGTAGTTCCGTTGCCTGTATAACTCCCACACTTAATAACCGACTCGTCTTCATCCGTGCCAAACGATTGTTCGTCGTTGGCAAAGATGTAGGCAACGTATGATTCACCATCATAGTTAGTAGCACCATCAGAAACGGTAAACACCGACGCAGTAGGAGCAGTGTCATTAAAAGTAGAGTCAGTATCTCCTGCTGAATTTGTATTATTTAATTCTAAATATTTTGTCCATCCTGCACCTACATGACCAACAGTCCAGGGATCAGTAGTGGTTAATGATTTTATCCATATAGAGCCTGGTATTGATCCAAGTGAATGGGCAATTGTTCGTATAGATCCATTGCCTGTATAAGTAACAATATCAAAGAATCCAGGCGCTTTGCGGAATGTCCAAGAGACCTGAGTGTTGCCGGTATGATTGCTAAATTGATATCCACCACTATTGTCTCCTAAGCTAAACCCATTAGAGTTAAATGATGTAAGCTCAGTGTTGTCAGTAACTTGAGCCCAGTTTTCGTTTGGCAAAAGTACTTTACCAGTGCCCCGTTCTGTATCAAACAATCCATGTCGGACATCTGTATTTCTAGTTTTTACCCATACCATTCCACCTTCACCGCTTAAATTAATTCCATTGTTGATTGACCGTGCGCTGCCTGTACCCGTATACAAAAACGTTGAAAATACGTCGTCAACATAAACAGGATCAGCCGCCGCTCCAGCAGCAGACATCAGCTTTGCGGTAATCGGATCCATGCTTCCTCAGTTGACGTAATCGACGAGTGACGCACCGCGATAACGCGTCCCGCCATCATCAGTCACAAAGAAGAATAGATGAGTTTTGCCCGCGGTCAAATTTGGTGCGGTATCAGCAGGAAACTTGACGCTTGAAGGCCATTCCACCGTTCCAGACGAATGCGTCAGCTCAAGCACAAAGCTGCCAACCGTTCCAGATGCAGGCGGGTTAGTAAACGTAAAGGTTGAGTTACCACTAATGGTCTTGGTGAAGTAGTTGCCCGTCGAAAGATCGATTGCAAGCGCACCAACAGCTTCAGCAAC